CTTTAGTTTTATCGGACTCGCACACTTACCCAAGTGAAATAAATAAAGCTACAAAACTAAAACAAACTAAAACAAAGTAAACAAAAATGATTTTCTTATTTTCTACTGCAATACACACTATCTGCAGCGTCACTACTACGTACTGTATACGCATCGGATATAGGTATCTGAATTCCAGTCCCCATGTGCCCTACAGCTATTGGGATTGGGATGAGGAAGGCAATAGAACATATGTCACTGTGGAGCCACCTCCAATCCGTGTTCCTGTATTAGAACAGGTGTTTCAGCATGAAATAGATGCCGTCAACAAGCTAGCCTTGATAGGGACTACACTAGCTCGTGGACTGCATTTGTCGTTTGCGGAACGGAACTTACTGCGAAGTAAATCTTCCGCTCTCGCCTCGCTCAATATTATGGAACCAACAGTGAGTAAACAACCCAAACTACACACACACCCACACGCCGCTGCACTCCGACTCTCCGCCACCCGCACTATTGATCTTCTCGCCACCACCCTTGGTCAAAGACGCTATGATGTTTCATCATCAAGTCGTGAGACTTGTGCCAAGAATAGGACCCCCCATGTAATTAAAGATGTCGAACAACCCTCGGTTAACGACTCTATGCTAAGTGATGACTTAGTGACTTTCATTGATGTTGACTACCACCTCGAACGCCATGAGCTTGAGAGCTGGATCGACGGAAGGGATTTCGCTATGTTCACCATTGATGCTAACCATTTCGGAGGAACTTTTCCTGACAGCGCCTACTATCCAGTTAGTGCTACCACAATTGAAGAAGTCGTGTTGGGGGGTGAGGTATACCGCCATCAGTTATGGGATATTCGGAGCGACCGAGTCGTTCTGGAATCTCAGAGGTGGTGGTGGAAAATCCTTTCCCGACTAGGAATTAATAGATTCTACTACTATAAACTTAAATTTCGGCATTTTGGCGATCATAAAGTTTTGGTTCACGGAGTCTTAGCAACAACTATCACAACTTTCGGTAAACGCGGATCTGCCGCTCTGCACAAAATGGGCCTGGACGAAGTCCGGCTGCAACGTATGAAACTAGACGTCAACAAAGGTGTTTGTTGGCGCGATATTTTGCAAGGAACCACCTCCAATAAGAAAGCACCGCAGAAAGCCATTGTTTATCGGAAAATGTGTATGTTGGGCCGTCCGACAGTTATCACAGTGCCATTGACCGCAGTACATGCTCTCGAATCCCGCCTGTTGGCCTCACCCGGAATACTCGAAGGCGACGATTTAGTTGCCACCTTCAAACCAGCGAAAGTAGGTTTGTCGATCAACGAAGTACAAAGGGCGATTTCTGACATAACGGAAAATGAAGCTTATATCTTAAGATCAATGCTACATGCTTCGGCCAATATTCCTACCACAGTCCATTCTGTAACTACTTCTCTTCTTAAGTATGAATTTGATAACGGGAAACCAATCGAAGGAAAAGAAGTAGGTCGTGAATGTGCTCCCCCCCTGACCACCATCCCCGCTACTATCCCAGTGAACTCGGAAAACAATGACATCGCCACCATTGAGGGCAGAGTCCACGAAGTAGCAAATGTATCAACCCCACCCGACGAATTTCTGACGTATGCGACTGAGTTTTGTGACATTTTACGACGGTACTGTAAGAATAAAGGTGGTTTAATCCCCTTTGTCGAACAGGAAATCGCGGAATTGCAAACCTTACCCGGTCAAATCGCCAGAAACAAGAGGGCGGCTGATATATTGGATGAACCCATGTATGTTAAGGCTTTCCAAAAGTCTGAAGCTTACACCGACGTGAAAGACCCTCGTAACATTTCACCCGTCACAGACACACACAATGTTCAACTTTCGCGGTACACAAGGC